TATCTTTTATCTTAATCAGAAAATCAGGAAAGTATCTACGCACCTTCTTGGTCATGCTGTCGTAATAAGGTATGACAACTTCTTCACTTGCCCATTGTAATACACTAGGATTAATATCAAAGTATTTCATGCACCTTCTCTCCCACATAGACCGATAGATGATGTTAGCACTATCACCCATATATTTACTTGGATTCTCTGGTGTATATTTACCTTTGTATTTCTGTGAGCGTTCTTTCATATTCATATAAATAGTTATAAAAGTATTTATAGGAAAACAATGACAAATCCAGTTAAGAATCTAATATCATCATTAGGATCAAACATATTTGGTGGTGGNAGTAGTATCAATGCCCTTGATTACGGTGGTGGTGTTTCAAGGCCAACNCAAGAAGATCCTCTTGGTATTAATGAAGATTCAAAACGACCTACAGCAAGATTAGATCAAGACCCATTTAAGTTTTCTACCTATTCATATCCTCAAGATGTTGTTAATGATATGGAGAGTGGTCATTACATATTATTCTATGTTAATGTATATAATAAAACAACCTACAGTTATAAAGGTTATAAAGAAGATGGAACAGTTACTAATGTTGGTAGTCAACTACATACAGCAAAAATAGGTTATGGTGAAGGAGAAGTAGATAGAGGATTAGCAAAACATATCACTAACAATACACAACTAGAGTATGTAACGAGTGGTGCACTCAAAAACAGAGCTATGAAGAATTGAATAGATACAAAGGTAATAAAACACTTGACAATAGCGACCGTATATCTTAGGAAAAGAAAAAAGACGACCAATGTTTGGAGTAGGTTCAAAAGACATTATGAATAATACAACACGAATTACTGATTCTGTTGCTATGTATTTACCTCCTAGTGTCATTGATGATTATGGTGTTACCTACAATGCATCTGAAACTGGCGCATTAGGATTTCTTGCTGCGACAGGTATGGGTATGATAGGTGATTGGAAAGAGAAAGATTTTGAAGGATTTTTAAGAAGTGGACTTAAAGGTTTAGAAACTATAGCATATGAACAAATAAAGAATTTAGCATTAGGATTTGCAGAGGGTATCACAGGCTCAGAAGGTGGTGTAGAACTAGCGAACAAAATTTTTAGTAGAGCACAAAATCCTCATTTAGAGGTATTATTTCAATCTCCTAAAATGCGTTCATTTACATATAGTTTTACAATGGCACCTAAAGATGAAGATGAACAATTAGAGTGTAAGAATATTATTAAGTTGTTTAGATTTCATATGGCACCAGCAATACAAGCACAGAATCAAAGATTTATGACATTACCTGCTGAGTTTGATATTCATTATATGTATCAGGCACCAGGTGGTCAAGCAGGAGAGAATAACTTTTACAATAAGATTGCAACCTGTGTATTAAGTGATTGTAAGGTAGATTATACATCAGGTGGTGTTAAATCTCATGTTGATGGTAGTCCAGTTATAATTAAAATGGATTTAACATTCCAAGAAACAGAAATGATTACAGCAGACCATGTAGAGGCAGGATTCTAATATGTATTTTACTAGATTTCCAATGATGGCGTATGATATTAAGGGTACATCAGTATATAAACTAGTCCCTGATATATTAAGACGAGTAAAACTTCGTTCAGGTATACGAAGTGGTATGTTTTTATTTGATAACTATGATGTTAAAGATGGTGAGAACCCCGAAGATGTAGCATTCAAATGGTTTGGCGATGCTCAATATCATTGGGTTATATTAATGACAAATAATGTAACAGACAGATATTATGAGTGGCCGATGACACAACCACAGTTTCAGAACTTTATAGAAGATAAGTACGGACTAGCAAACATTGACGCTATACACCACTATGAGATAACACAGGCGAGTGGTCCTACATCAGCAAATGGACCAAGTGATTATTCACACCTAGTCGAGTGTAATTCAGACGAGGATGGCGCAGTATCCGTATCTAATAGAGATTACGAACAACGATTACAAGACAAGCACAGACAAATAAGACTGTTAGATAAAAGATATTTGAGTTCTTTTGTAAGTGAATTTGAATTATTAATAAGGGATTAATATAATGCGTGGATACCCACATGATGACGGTGATATACAACAACCTGGTGATTACATATTACCTGACATTGTACTAGTATCACATGATGGTAATGCAATTGCTATGAGAGATATGGTCATAGAGTTAAATATCTATGAAAGTATCTACAAAAACGCAGTAACAGGCACACTTGTAATATTTGATACGCAAAATCTTATACAATCTCTACCTATGCAAGGCACAGAAAGATTAATGTTTAAGTTAAGTACGCCCGGTACGAAGAACAATTCTAACCTAACAATAGATGCTACTGAAACAACAGGCAATCCTTTTCATATATACAAGTTATCAGATAGAAAAGAACTTAAAGAGGGCGTAGAATCATATGTGCTACATTTTTGTTCAAGAGAAATGTTCCGTAATATGCGACACAAGGTAAGTAAAGCATATAATGGAGAGTTATCTACATCAGTAGTGCAGATTTATACTGATGAAAGTAAACTTGATGGTAAAAAACAACTTAAAATTGAACCAACACGAAATCAAGACAAGATAGTGATACCAAACATACGCCCATTTGATGCTATCAATATGTTAGCAACCAAAGCACTATCTAAAAATGGTAAGAGTGCAGGCTATCTATTCTACGAAACAACAAAATCATTCTATTTTCGTAGCGTAGAGAATATGATGGCAACACAATCATTATTTCCAAGAGATGAAGAAATAGAAATTAACTATGCACCAAAGAATGTAGGTTTTGGTAAAGGTAAAAAGGGCGCAAGTGGAGAATATAATCTATATAATGTTGATAATTATAGTTTTCATCAACATTTTAATACAGCATTCAACACAATGGCCGGTACTTATGGAAGTAATATCATCACCCATAATATCTATGATAAGTCTTATAACATCACAAACTACAATTTCCATGATAGTTTTCACGAAGAATATCATGCTGCGAAAGGAACAAGGAGAGGGTCGCAATCGAACTATCCTGTATCACGAACACCGATATCTTTAGAACTGACAGATGATGGTTCAAGACAGAAAGCAATAAGTGATTATCCTGAAAGTTATACCGTACTCTTACCGACAACACGATACCTACATAATGAGAATACAGGTATATTTGGTACAGATCCAGAGAGTGAAGGATATACAGAAGCAAGAAGAATATCACGAACAAATCAAACAGGCAATTCAAATGTACTGAATATAGAACTACCTGGTCATTCGTATTTAGAGGCAGGAGATGTGATTTTGTTTAATCTACCTTCACAAGAACCAGGTAAAGGTGTACATAGAGGTACAATACTTGACGAACATCATTCGGGTCGATATCTGATTACCAAGTTAAGACATCAAGTGGCAAAAGAAGGGTATGCTATTATAATCGAATGTATTAAAGATAGTGTTGCTCACGCATACGGAGACAACGATACCTATCCTGGCACAGAACAAAAACCAACAAAGGTCGTTGATTTATACGAAGATGAAAAAGGACGAGTCGCCAATCAAAAGACTATCAAACCTCCTTTCCTCTCATAATTCACAGACATTAGAGAATTTTTTAGACATATACTATAACAGACCGCAGAGCAATAGTCAAGCACAATCCTCTCANGACCGCAGTATAAATAGTAGAAAGAACAATATATACGAAAGGCAACCAAATGTCAAGCAAAATATGCAANGATTGTGGTCATTCATGTCATTGTAGAGATATGTGTACCGTACGAACAGATGAGGATTCACCTGGTCAAACGATTATTGCCATGTGTGAATGTAACGATTGCAGATGTGAGAAAGACAATGAAATGCCGTATATATCGGGTTAATTAATCAGATTGCGATGGCGTATAATTCGTTGGTTACCTTGAAGAATAGTTTGTATGCCAACTATATTGTGCAGACGGATGCTCGATAGTTTGTATACCAAGTAAATGGGGATAAATCAGGACATCCGAGTGGTTTAAAGACCGCAGTCTATGGGAAAAAAGGGGAAGAGATTATGGCAAATTTTATGGGGAAAGATGGATTCAGATGGTTCGTAGGAGTCGTTGAGGATCGCCAAGACCCCAAACACCTAGGGCGAGTGAAAGTTCGCTGTCTAGGGTATCACACAGAAAACCACGGTGACCTGCCGACCGCAGACCTACCATGGGCCCACCCTATGAACCCGATTACTTCGGCAACCGTGTCAGGTGTTGGTCAAACGCCGCTCGGTGTAGTTGAAGGCGCATGGGTCGTTGGGTTCTTTCAAGACGGTGCAGACGCCCAGATGCCTATCATCATGGGGACTCTACCTGGTGTACCGAGCAGTCTACCTACAAAAGATTCTGACAAAGGGTTTCAAGACCGTCTGAATGGTAACTATCCCAAGTACACAGAAACAGATGTCAATCGCCTCGCAGTCAATGAGAAAAAAACAAGTGACCTGCCAGGGGGCGCCGAAGAAGAAATAAATCCTCATTCTACCCTTACACTACGAAGGGCAGATGTAGAGAAGAACATCGGCCGTGCAGACTTCAATGCCGTGGACATACAGGTCGCCAACAACACACCGGTGGCTCTACCTGCTGATGACGGTACAAACTTCAATGAACCTACCACAGACTACAACGCCAAGTACCCACACAATCATGTCATGGAGACCGAAGGCGGCCACATAAGAGAATATGATGACACCGTAGGCGCTAAGCGTATACATGAACGCCATGCCAGTGGTAGTTCATACGAGATACTGGACGAGGGTACAAAGATAACAAGAACAAAGAAAGATAACTATGACCTGGTGA